AAACTATCAAATAATATATCCTCAAAAAAAGTTCTATAGAATCCGTTAATAGTTGGCTTTTTAGTTGCTTTACGATTATAAAAGTTAAGCCTTAACGTCAATTTATATCTTGGCTTTTCGTTATATTCATTAATACGCTCTAAGTCATATTCGGTTTTTCTTGTAATCATTTTTAATCCTTTACCAATTTATTGAATATGGTGTATGATAGACACTTGACATAGTATTGTGCTCATCCCAGTCTGAGCGTTCTTCGGGTGGTTCATAAAAGCTATTATATAGCTCATAAAACTGGTCTATTGTCGCAATTTCAATCAATGCTTCTAAAATATTTTGTGCATCATCGTTCAATTCAAGTATATCTAATAATATATCGTTTTTTTCTTTTTTTTCTGCTTCTGTCATTTTATTTCCTTTTTTTAGGTGGCTTAATTGCCTATCTACATGACTAATATAGAAACTACTTATAGTACAGCATTAGAAAAACTAATACTATGTAACAGGCTTTATATTCTCTAGTGCTGTTTCAACTTTTCGAGGCGTACCTAAAATATTTAACATAAGTATTAAATTATTATCTACCTGGCTTTGTACACTTAATTGCAAGCCAGCCATACTACCTGTTTTAAACTGTACTAACTCACCTTGGGTGTATTGCTTAAACACATCAGGTTTATATTTTTTTTGTCTATTTTTTTTTGAATGTTTATTGGTTTTGTAGCCTGTTGGATATATCTCTTTTAAATCATCAATAGCATTTAAGCTTAAACAATATGGTGCATCATTATGCATTATAAATCCATATATGTTAGCATTTTTGGCTATCAATTCAGCTAGTTTATTTGTATTGCCTTCAACCTTTATTATTAAATATCCTTTAAATAATGGCTCGACATAACTAATCCTTACGCGCTTTTTTCTTTGTTGCTTGCTAGTCCTTAAATATTTGGTTTCAAATGGCGTATATACTTCGATATCATTTTCACTTAAGTAATCATGCACGTTTAAAACTGCATCACTCTTAACTTTTAATATCTGCCACAGCATTAATATTCTCTAATTGGTATTAATTTAAAACTACTGCTATCCATTACATTTTTTGCTTGCTCTAAGTTACCACGCCATGCCAGTTTTGCCTGTAATGTTAGTGTCTTGGTAGAGCAATGCAAATAGCCACCTGCTGACTTTAAAAAATAACCCTTACCAGGTTTTGGCACAAAGCTTGCGGATATAATATTTTCGCTCTTGTTGCTTCGTTTGGGAAACTGATTAGGTGCATATTTACGCATTTTGTTAAAAGTGGTGTAGCTTATATCGGCTTTCTCTAATATTTCAAATACAGGCAGTCCTTCAAACCACAACTTCCTACATTTATGTATTTCAGCTATATCTGCATATTTTTTATATTGCTCAAATTTAGGCGCTACAAGCTTTAACTCTTTTTTCTTTTTAGTAAAACCACGTTTAGGCAATATATCACGATTGCGATGAGCAAACTTATCGAGGCTTGATTTACTTACACCTAGCTCTTTTGCTATCTGTTCAGGCGACATATACATATCACCCCACAACTTGGTAGCTAAAAGTATTTTTTCTTCTGTCCAAATCCAGCTAGTCATTTGGGTTATCAAGCTTGCCTTCTTCTATCCATGTCAACACATTTTTATAAACCTGGGGAATTGGGTCTATCTTGCCTTGCGAGTGCCTTATAATAGTTGACCTATTGCACCCACAAAAAGTTGCAAAACTTGCATAATTAAAACCCAACTTCTTTAATAATCTGCTATATTCGTCGTTTGTCATAGTTATTCCTTTTATTTTGCTTAGATTTACATAATATTTACCCTAATGCAACACTTTTTTAACATTAATTTTACTAATATTATACTATAAGTATTGCTAATGCGGAATTTATTTCCTTGACATATGTTTCTGCATAATATAGAGTGTAATTACTATAAAAGGCAATAAAGGTAATAACTATGAAACATACAATAGAATCAATTATAGAAAATTGCGGTGGCTCAAAGGCCATCGCTAACAACATCGAAAACCTTAAATACGATAGCGTCAGGAAATGGAAAATATTTGGAATCCCAGAACGACACTGGAGTACAATCATAAGGCTACATAAAAAACGATTGTCACCTAACAGACTTCATAAACTAAACAAGATTTGCAGAGGTGACTTCACATGAGAATACAAAAACATGAAGGCGAAGTCACTGAAACCTTTTACACTGAACATCCTTACTTCAATCGCATGATGTTACAACGTGCTAAAAAACGAGGCGACACAAGGCGGCAACATCACTTCCAGGAGTTGGTAATAAAAGAAACTACAGAGGCCCTAAGGAGGCTGTTAGATGAAGTTTAGCGAGCACCCGGATTACGTCAAATACAGAACGATACCGAATTACCTATATGCTAAGATAGCTCTGGAGCAGTGTGGCAAGTGTGGCTGTGGATGTGGTAGAGATTTGGAATTTGAACAACGTAAAATACGCATTGAGCATATTATGCAGAGGGCATTTGGCGGCAAGCATGAAGAAGGCAACATAGCGCTTTGGTGCGTTAAGCCTTGCGGACTCGCTAAAGACAGGAGAGACGCGGCTAACCGCAAAAAAGTTAGAAGCTTAACAAAGTCTACCAAGAAAAGTCAGAAGCCTAAACAAAAAATTGTTGGCCGTACAAAAATCCAATCGCGTGGTTTTACTCACAATTTTAAACCCAATATCAAGGAAATTGATTAATGTATAAACGTAACAAATATAACGCCATCAAAGTGAAGGATGATGGTATGACATTTGACAGTAAGCGTGAACACGCAAGATATTTGCACAACAAGCAAAGGTTAAAAGATGGTGAGATATCAGAGTTAGAAATACACCCAGTATATCAGATACTGGTGAACGACCAGAAGATATGTAGATATACTGCTGACAGCCAATATAAAAACAAAGAAGGCACTTTAATAGTGGAAGATGTTAAATCACCTATCACTGCCAAGCAAGCGCGATATAGGCTAGTTAAGAAGCTTATGAAAGCTGTGCATGGGATTACTATCCTGGAGGTGTACTAAAAAAATAGGGCGATAGAAAAGGATTAGAAAACTACCGCCCAGATGCCATTACTATTGGGGGAAACCAATGGCTTTACATAATATTAAATACAACATAACATATTGCAAGCAAAAAGGATTAAAAAATGCAAGATTATCACTCACCAGAGGCTGAACAGGCCATTATAGGCGGTTTATTACGCGATAACGACTACTACGATGTAGTTAGCAACAGCCTAGCGCAACAACACTTCTACAACCCAATAAACAGTAAGATATATATTATCATCAGCGACAGGCTAACATCTGGTCATAGTGTTGATGCAATATACGTAAAGAACCAATTGACAATGTTAGAGGTTGATGTTGACTTAGCAGAATATTTGGCAACGTGTGTTCATACTTTTGCTGGTGACGAAAATGTAGTTAAATCATATAGCGAGATAGTTATAGATTACGCTAAACGTAGAGAGGCAGATTATCTTACCAGAGCTTTGCAAGACAAATTGAATGACAATGAGCAAGCAATAGATACTGTATTGCAAGATTACGTTGCTGATATTGATGCTGTCATGCTTGATGGCAACAAGCAACTTACTAAAAGTGAAACGTCAAAACAGTTATCAGAAACTTTTATAGCAGACTTGAACGCAGATAAAGAGCAAGCAAGCTGTTACTCTGGTTACTACCATCTTGACCAGATGCTCGGTGGATTTGTTCCTGGGAGAGTCTATATAATGGCAGGAAGGCCATCAATGGGTAAGTCAGCAGTAGCTTTAAACATTGCAAAAAATGTAGCTATGCAGAGAAAAGGTGTAGTGTTCTTATCACTTGAGATGACTAACAGTGGCCAAAGTGAAAGAATTATCAGTAGTATTGGCGCTACTGCATATGGGCCTCAGAATTTTCCAATTTACAGTCAGTTGCGACACGCATGGCGCGAAAACAAATCTAGAAATAAGATACAGAGAGCCGCAGATACATTTGCTAAACTACCTATTGAATGGGAAGAGGGTATTGGATTAAACCTCAACAACATCAAGCTGGTAACGAATAGAGCCATACGCTCATTACGTGCAAGCGGTAGTGATTTGAAGTTACTTATTATTGACCATATCGGTCACGTTGCTGGAACGCGGCCAGGGCAATCAAATTATGAAAAGGTTACAGAAGTCAGTAACGCGCTGATATCCATAGCAAAGCAGTACGAAGTACCTGTATTGGCGTTATGCCAACTATCCAGGGCAGTAGAGCAAAGAGATGATAAGAGGCCACAGTTAAGTGACCTCAGAGAGTCTGGACATATAGAACAAGATGCAAGTTGCGTGATAGGTATCTATAGAGATTTCTACTATGCTGAACGTGAAGCCAGAAACGCCAGAGGTGATGATAATGACCTAACAGCAAGATTAACCGAAGGGCAAAACAAACTTGAAATGATTGTAACAAAAAACAGACATGGCAACATAGGTGAAGTCAATTTATATTGTGAGCTATCAAGAATGTTTATAGATAATCCAAACCAAGACTATAGGAGTAGAAAATGAAAAAAGGGATTTGGGGATGGGAAGATGCCATCACAAAAAGCAATTTAGAGCCAATGACTAGATTAGTGTTGCTGACATTGCGTACTTACATGAACGCAAAGAATGAGCAATGCTTTCCAGGTGCAAAGAAAATAGCACAAAGCAGTGGTATGAGTTTGAGAAGTGTATTTACACATTTAAAGAAAGCGGAGAAGGCTGGCTATGTTGTAATTACAAAGAAGAAAAGTCATAATGGTGGACACGATAGCAATGAATATACTGCTTGTTACCCTGTGCAGGAGGTGCATGACCTGCGTGCAAGAGTTGCACCACCGATAGTGCAGGAGATGCATACTAACATACAAGTTGAACAAACAAGTAAACATAAAGAGCTTTTTGAACAGGTTTGGAGTGAGATTAATAGTAAGCTAGTTAAATCCAGGCAGGGCGGTAAAAAAAGAGCATATGCTAGATTCGTACAGTTATGTAATGAACACGACCCTAACACGTTAGCTAATGCTATCAGAGGTTATTATAACGACCCACAACAAAAGAAAAACAATTATGCATATGCGGCGAGTATTGTTGCTTGCTTGGGTATTAAAGAATTATATGCAGGATACTTGAATGCTAAAATAACAAAAGAGGAGGGTAAGAGCGTTTATGAAAAATACATAGAAAAAAATAAATTGACAACGTAAAATAAATCCGTAGTATATACATATTAATAAAGGAAAACATTATGAAAACTTCAGAAACAATAACTAAAATTGCACCTGCGCTTGTGAAAGCTATAGGTTCTATCCAGGGAGCCGCTAAAGACGGCAGAAACCCACACTTCAAATCAAGCTACGCAACACTATCAAGCGTTGTAGATGCCGCTAGGTTACCGCTATTAGAAAACGGAATAGCTGTGATACAATGCCAAGGCGGTATTACTGAAAGCAATACAGTCGTTATGTCTACACGATTGCTACATACTAGCGGAGAATGGTTAGAAACAGTCTGCGAGGCAAAGCCTAAATCATTCGCACCCCAAGACATTGGCAGCTCTATTAGCTATTTGCGTAGATATGGATTAATGGCGGCAGTCAATATGCCAGCAGAAGATGATGATGGTAACGGCAGTTCATTAGGTAAACAGCAAGACGACGTTAAGTCAGTTGACCTAGAGCCTATGCTTATAAAGATATCAGAATCAATGGATAATGATTCCCTTGCTACAGTTGCTAAGGAAATTAAGTCTGCTAAGTTACCTGCCAATGCAAAAGCTAAATTGCGACAAGCCTGGGCAGAACAAAAAGCTACATTGATTGCTGTTGAGAAAGCAGAAGCGTGAAAATCGTAGACGTACAGCAAGGTAGCCCAGAGTGGTTTAGTGCGAGGTGTGGTAACTTTACTGCATCTCGCGTTAAAGACATACTTGCTAAGACAAAATCTGGATATAGTACATCACGCAAGAACATGATTGTGAAATTGGCCTTAGAGCGCATGACAGGCGAAATTGAGGAAACTTATAGTAATGCGGCCATGCAAAGAGGGAACGACCTCGAACCAGAAGCGCGAAATTTTTACTCCTTTGAAACAGATGTAATAGTTACAGAGATTGGTATGTGTATACACCCACAGCATGGGCATATTACCTGTAGTCCAGATGGCTTGGTGGGCGCTGATGGTTTAGTAGAAATCAAATGCCCTGCAAGTATGGCTAAAATGGTAAGCTACCTGGAAAAAGATGCACACGCTAAAGAGTATCAGATACAGTTACAACATCAGTTACTTGTGACGGGTAGGCAGTGGGTAGACATTGCTGGTTACGACCCAAGGTTTCCAGAGGGTTTACAGCTTGCTGTTTGCCGAGTAGAAGCTGATAAGCAAATGCAAGCAGAAATATTAACAGAGATACAAAGCGCAAACGAAGAAGTAAACGCGCTCGTAGAAAAACTTAATCAACTAAAAAAGGAAAAAACATGATTAACAAAGCAACACTAATTGGCAATGTTGGTAACGACCCGGAAATAAAAACATTTTCTAATGGCAGTAAAGTAGCAAACTTTAGCTTGGCAACGACTGACAAATGGAAAGACCGCAACACAGGTGAGATGCAATCTAAAACTGAGTGGCATAAAGTAGCTGTATTCTCAGAAGGTTTGATAGGCATTGTAGAGCGCTATGTAAACAAAGGTAGCAAGCTTTATGTTGAAGGCAAAATACAGACCAGAAAGTGGCAAGATATGTCTGGCAACGAAAAATCTATGACTGAGATAGTTTTAAAGGGCTTTACGGGCGTTATAACGCTCCTGGATAGTCGTGAGAGCAGTTTTGGTGGTGTTGGTGCAGACAGAGGCGGTTATGCTCCTGTGACGAAGCCTGTAGACCTTAACGATGAGATACCATTTTAGATGGGTCAGCATACAGTACAGATAAAATGTGAAGCAGATAAGGTGGAGTGTAAACGCCTTATCGACCTTTCACCTATTGGTACATATGTGCGTTATACCAGGAATGTCAGAACCATACCGCAAAACTCCAGGCTATGGGCATTACTATCAACTATATCAGTAGCTATGCGATGGAATGAATTTGAAGGTTATCACACAGGATTAAAGTCAGGTGAGAAGTATAGCCCAGAAGAATGGAAGGATTACTTTTGCCATATGTTACGCGGCAATAAATTTATGCCAGACGAACATGGGCGTGAGCAGATACCTGTTGGTATGTCTACCAGAAGCATGACTAAAGACGAACACAATGAGCTACAGGCTCTTATAGAAGCTTTTGCTGTTAGGTTTGGAATAGGAGTGAGAGACCTTGAAAAATAAAAAGAGAGAAGCAGGATTACAGAAAAGGCAGTATCACCATATGCCTGTCCAGGTGCTCAATGAGGTTGCAGATGCCATGACCGAAGGTGCTGACAAGTATGGTACTTATAATTGGAGATGGGAAAAACTGCATTACAGCGATTATTACAGTGCAGCACTAAGACATCTAATGGCCTTTTATGGTGGTGAGGATTGTGACCAGGATTCGGGATTATCACATATAACTAAAGCTATAGCTGGCCTTATTATACTGCGAGATGCTATGTTAAACAATTCTGTAATTGATGATAGGTACGAAGCCATAACTAGAATTGATAAGTAATGTCAAATATTGTAGATACAATAACATATGAATTATC